CCCCCCAGAATCCCGCCACCAGCGCCTGCGAAAAGAGCCAGCTCATTCACGGTAACCCTCAGCGGTCGTTCAGCACCCGGTACAGCGTCGCTTTGCTGATGCCAAAGCGCAGCATCACTTCGCTGGCGTTGTTGCCGCGCCAGGCTTGGCGGATGCGGCGGTTTCGCTCGGCGGTGTCTTCAGCGGGGACGTAGATCTCGCGGCCGCCCCAGCGCTCGCGCAGGCCCTGCAAAATGGCCTCGCTGATGAGGTCGGCAAAGGGCTCGGTCATGCCGATCTTGTGGCGCACCACTTCGCGGATGTCGCTGCGCAGCAGCGCGGCGCCGTCGTTTTCAGGTGGGTCGGGCAACAGGCTGGCGGTGTGGCCAGCGCTGAGGCTGACGGGTTGAGGGCTGTCGGCAAGGTTCACAGGCGGGCGCTCCATTCAGGCTTGGCAAAGGGGCTGACAAAGGGGGCCGGGGCGGCGGGCGGCGGGGCGGACTTGCGCCGGGGGGCGGTGTTGAGCACGGCGGGCGGTGGCGGGCTGAGGGCGGGCGCGGCGGCGGCAAACGGTGGCTCTGTTGTCGTTGAAACACTCAGCGTCACCGAACCTGTAAGCCCTGCTGATGAGTTGGCGAGCGCTGGCGGCGCGGGTGATGCATCACGCACCTCGATCTGGCCTGCGGCCAGCGGAGGCAGCGCGGTGGCCAGCGGGGTGAGCAGCGGCACAGGTGCGGGAGATGCGGCCAGGTCAAAAAGGTCAGGCAGCAGGTCGTTCTCCAGCTTGGCCCACTGCGCGTCACTGAGCTTGTGGTGGTCCAGCATCTGGCTGGCAAAGAGGGCGTAGACGGTGGTGTCAAGCGCCTCATTGCGGGCGGTGGTCTTGACCCAGCGCACCTTCTCGCCGCTGCTGGTGCGCACGGTGCGGCGCACCTCGGAGGTGAGGCCCTTGAACCACTCCAGCGGCAGGGCCTTGCTGAAGTGGATGTAGCCCGCGCCTGGGCGCTGCACCCTGAAGCGCTCAAACAGGTTGTCTTTGGCGGTGTCAGTGCCCACCAACCACAGGCGCACGCCGCCCTTGACGATGCGGCCGCGCCAGTTGACGTCCTGGCTGCTGCTGCGGCCCTTGATGGGCATGCCCTCTTTGCTGTCGCCCTTGATGGCGAAGTATTTGTGGCCGTGGTGCAGGCGGCAGAAGTTGTACGCCTGGTGGGTAAAGTGGCCGCCGGTGTCAATGGCGCTGGCGGCGATCTTCATCGGGGCGCCGTGCCAGTGGGTGAGCGGGGCCTGCAGGTAGGGGTGCAGTCGTGCTTCCCATTCGCGCTCGTCGGCGGGGTTGCCGTCAATGACCTGGTAGTCCACGGCCCACATCTCACTGCCGCGGCCAATGGCCCACACGGTGACCTCCCAGCGCTTGTCCTGCACGTCCACGCCGGCCACCAGTTGCAGGCCGCCCACGGGCACGCGGCGCAGGGGGTAATCTTCGGCGCGCTTCTGCAGCTCGTGCGCTTCGGCCTTCTCGACCTCTTCTTCCCAGGTCTCGCCCAGGGTCTCGTTCACGAAGCCTTCAAGCGGGGCTTTATCGCCGGCCTCCTTGGCCTTGATGCACTGCAGGAACTGGCGGACGATGGCGGCCCAGGTGGTTTGCGGGCTGTAGGCCGTCCACACATGAAAGGCCACGTGCCGCGGGGGCTTGAGCAGGGGCGTGCCGGTGCCATCGGTCCAGCGGTAGGGCTGGCCGTGGGCGCGGTAGTTGCCGCACTCGCTGACCCACACGCCGTCTTGCCACAGGCGCAGGTAATCAGCCTGGGTGATGCTGCCCAGGCAGTGCGGGCAGTGGTGGCGCACGGTGCCTTCGGGGTCGTGCGCGTCCCACTTGAAGCCGTGGCGCACGTCTTTGCCGCCCCAGGCCAGCGGGTGCTCCACCTGGCAGTGCGGGCAGGTGATGTGAAAGCGCAGGCGGGCGTCGGCCGCGGCTTCGCGCTTTTCAATGTGGCTCAGGCCCTTGATGCGGGGCGTGGTGCCGCAGATGATCTTGGGGTAGGTGGCGCCCTCCAGACGCTTCCAGGCCAGGGTGAAGGGGTCTGCGCTCTTCTCGATCTTCTGGTCAAAGCCGTCGAACTCATCGAGCTTGGCGCTCTGCAGCGTCATGCGGCGGAAGTTGCCGGCGCTGGTGCCGCCCTTGAGGTACAGGATGGACCCCAGAAACTTCTTCATGTTGAGCGTGTTCTGCTTGCTCTTGGCCATGAAGCGGGGGAACACGGTCTGCATGACCTTCACGTCACGCAGCATGGGCTCCAGCTCGGCCTTGCAGAACTCGTCGCTGTCACCGTCGGTGGGCTGCCACAGCGCCTGGTTGCGACGCTTGTGCTGGGCGTCGTAGCCGATGCTGGCCAGGAGCATCTTCGTATATCCGATACGCGCACTCTTGCGGATGTCGACCTCCTCAATGTCGTCATCGCCCATCGCCCCCAGCATGGCGCGCTGATAGGGGTAGCTGGCCCAGCGCTTCTCGCCCTGGCTGGATTCAGCCGACAGGTAGAAGTGCCGCTCGGCCCATTCGTCCAGGGTCAGGGGCTCGGGCGTTTTCATCGCCTCCAGGCCCTTGGCCACGGCGGCGCGGATGCTGCGGCGCAGCTCGGCGGCCTGGTGCAGCCAGACTTGGCGCTGGATGTGGGGCGGGAGGTCGCGGGCGCTCATGGTGCGGGCGGGCGGCGGGCGGCTCAGTCGTCCTCGTCGCCGTAGGCTTCGGCCTCGGCGGCGGCGTCCACTTCGGGGCCGGGCGCGGCGGCGGTTTCGGCTTCGTCCTCAGCGTCCAGCATGGCCAGCGAGGCCTGCACGGCCACGTCGCATGCGCGCGAGATCTCAAGCTGGATGAGCTTGAGGTCTTCAGCCGTGAGGGCCGGGCACTGGCGGTGCAGGTTGACGTGCAGCGGCTCCAGCACGCCCACGATGCTGCGGCCCACGGTGGCGAGCACCTGCTCCAGCAGGGCCACAGGCGCAAACTGGCGGCGCTCCAGGGCGAGCTTGATCTCGGCGCGCTCGCGGCTCACGCGGGCGAGCTCGCTGCGCTGAAAGGCCAGCTCGCCGTCTGCGCCCCGGCCGGCAGCCTGCTCGCGCATGTGGGCGCAGTAGCTCAGCAGCCACTGCCGGGCGGTGTCCCCAGGCTGCAGGATCTGCTTGGACACCATCTCGGAGACGGCCGGCTGGCTCACGCCAATCAGCTCACCAAAGGCGCCCTGGGTGCAGGTGGAGTCGAGGTCCATCGCTCAGCGGCCCCGCGCGTCACGCGCCGCAAACCGGGCCTTCACGCTGGCAAAGGCTTTCTCGAACTCGGGCTGCAGGGCTTCGCGCACCTCGGTGCGGGCCAGGGCCTCGATGTCGATGCGCGGGCGGTACGAGGCCTTCTGCACAAACTTCAGAATCTGCTGCAGGCTCTCGACCTTCTTCTTGCCCACGCGGCGGTACACGCCAGGCGGTAACCACGATCCACCGGGCCCGCTCTTGTTCGTGCCGGGTTTGACGGCAAAGAATTCCACGTCCACGCCCATATTCGCAGAGCGTTTTTGCGAGGCGGCCGCAATACTTCGCGCCTGTTTGGTCTCAAACCTCTTGAGTTGCAGGACGTTGACTATTTGCGCGTAGGTGCGGGGTTTGACGTTGCCATAAGCGTCGATATACCCGCCCTTGGCAGCCGTTGAGCCGGGCGTGGTTACCCAGCCCGGCGGCAGATACCCTTTGCGCGTCAGCAGAAACTCGGTGCGCTTCTGGCGGCGGGCCGGCGCGCCCAGCGCACCAGGGCGGATGTATTCGCGCGTGGCCTTGCCCTGCTCTTCGCGCGACTCCGGGAAGTACACCTCGGCCACCGGCTCGGTCTTGCTGGCCGCCTTGGTGAACACGCCACGCACGGTGAACGGCGTGGGCCGGTCAAAGCTCACCGGCATCTGCGCGCGCACCTTGTCCTGCACCCGCTTGGCCAGACTGGTGAGCATGCTGGCCTGCACGTAGGGCATGGCCCGGGGCAATTCCTGCTGCACCAGGCGCATGGCGCCGGAGATGTCAGCGGCGATGTTGATCTTGATCATGCGTGCTCGGTCTCAGGCGCACTACCGCACCTTCACCCCGAGCATGCCCAAGCAGGCAAATTGTGGACAACCTACCCCAGCCGGCCCCGATAACCCCCTAAGAACGGCCCGCAAACTACAGAAACATCGTGGCCGAATCGACCCGCCCGCCGACCCCCCTGGGAGGACCCGTGACCCCTGCGAGGGGTCTGCGGCACGCCAGGACGGCCCAGGATCGACGATCAAGGCCCAAGGCGGGAGCGCTTATCAACGGCCCATAAATTACCTGTCGGCCCTATAAAGGCGCGCGATATTCAGAAGGGTATAAGTCGACAGGGCCAGGCCTGCAGCGGTGGCGGAAAGCGTGCCGACCAGGTGCGAATGCTGGCGGGTATCAACTGCCGACCAGGTGCAGCAGCTGCTAACGCAATGCAAACCATCGCGGGTTTTTTTGTCCGGGCTATTGACGGGCTTATCAATCTCGGCAGAATTGCACCCATCGCAGCAGCGAAACCGACCCGGCGGCCCCGGGACTCAGAGACGGCGCCGACAGGCAGCCGCAGGAGATGCAGATGATTAGCACCCATACGCCAGGCCCATGGATCATTCAGCCCACCAGCAGGGCCGGCAATGGTTCCGCTTGGCGGGATATTGTGAGCACGGGAACCACGTTTTCGCCCTGCTACGTCTCCGAAGCGCTGGAGCGTGACGCGCAATTGATCGCAGCCGCGCCCGATCTTCTGGCTGCGCTGCAATCTGTGGTGGCCAGATATGCGCCCACAACAAGCCCGGCTGATGATGAAGTTGCAGCCATGTGGAGGAGCGCCCGATCCGCCATTGCCAAAGCGCAAGGGCTGGCAGACTGACCCCATCCACCTAAGCGCCTGCGGGCGCTTATCGGATGTGGTCACCACGTCAACCGCAGCCGGGCGGACCCCGGCAGACCGAGACGGCACCAGGCACAGCTTGGCAGACCGCAGGAGATTGAGAATGTCTGCATACCTTGTTCCCGACTTCCACATTAACGCCCTCGTGAGCTGGGCAGCCACCCGCCACGGCAGCCACGCCGTAAGCTACTACTGGAATGGGCGCCGGCGCGACCTGCGCAACGATGAAAAGCGCGTGGCCTCTGTCCTTTTTGCGCAGAACGTGCGCAGTGTGAACAGCCGATACAACGAGGCAGACCCTGCGCATGGTTTCGTGTTTCGGCTGGTGTTGAACGTGCTCAACCCTATTGACGTCATCAAGGGCTGCCACGGATACGCTTACCAGGCATGCGAGACGGCCGACTGGGAAGAAACCGAAGCGCACGCCATCATCAAGGCCATTGAGGGGGCGGCCGTGCGGATGTTGCCCGGGTATGCCGAAAGCCCGGCCTGGTGCATCAGTGAACGCGACCGCGCCCATGTGGCCCGGGCTTGAGGAGGTGCGCACCATGACACACCAAGCATTAATCACCTATCGTGCCCTGTTGGACGCTGCAGCCCTGGCGCCTTATGAGTTCTTTTCGGTCTGGAGCAGCCGGGAATCCGACGATGGCCACCAGTCGCACGTCATCATTCCAACCGGCCAGAACTCCACCATGCGCCTGGCCAATTGCAGGGAGCGCCTGCATGAGATGGCCGAGAAGGTGCGCACGCATTGGGGCCTCTTCGGGGGTGGCCCCAAGCCGGCCGAACTCAAGCCCAAGCCCAAGCGGGCGGCCGCATGGTCCGCGCGGATGATGTCTATTTGGTCCGCAGCGCTTGAAGAGCGCCATCAGGACGACCTGATGCGCATTGCCCTGCAGCACATGGGCGGCCGGGTGTATCAGACCGAAGGGCGCGCGGCTTTTTTGCTCTTTGCACCGCAGCCGGTGGACGGGCTGCCCGAGCAGCTGCAGAGCTGGCGCCGGGACGATGGCCTGTATGTGGTGGCCGAAGTTAACACCGGGCACGCGGTGGAGAACATCGGGCGGAGTTCTCGACGCGATGCCGAGCGGCGCTCGCTGGTGGCATGGGAAAGCATCGCCCCCGATGTGCGCGCCGCGCGCTTGGCTGCATGCGCTGCGAATTGCCACATGGCAGGCCGGGCAATAGATCCGCGCGCAGCCCTGGCGGACTGGTGCAAAGCCCGCGGGCTTGAGGATGTGCCGGAATATGTGGCGCCCGTGGTGGCGGATCCGGCGCCCGTGGTTCACCAGGCCGAACCCGTGCAGGTGCAACACAGGGCGCCCGAGCCTGCCGAACTGGTGCACCAGGCGCCAGAGCCTGCCCCCGAAGTGCACCAGGCCGAACCCGTGCAGGTGCAACACCAGGCGCACGAGCCTGCCGAACTGGTGC